GTGAGTTCTATAATGGTAAGTATATGTTTACGGTTGACTATACCGACAGTTATATATCAGATGATCCAGCACAACATAAACAATCACATGTGTTGGAATTGACATCGGGTCCGTATAAAGGTTGTATAGTGGCATTACCAAACAATCGTGTACGTGTAACCAACCCTGCGCTATGGGCAGTTGGAGAAGGACCACCAGACTTTGTGCCGTCACAGTGGGAACACTCCGCAGAACAACACGATAGTTATATGGACTGGGAAACAACATTTGATAACCTATATGAATGGGGAAAGGATAAGAAAAAATGAAATTAACAGATCTTAGTGGAGATGGAAAAGTAACTCAAAAGGACAAACTTATTGGTGCCGGTGTTTTGGACAAGGACGGTAATAAAGTTAAGAAAAAGTTTTTTAATGGTGGTAAAGTACATGCATCATTTGGAACTGACTTCGACGATAGGTAAATATTATGGATAATAAAAAAGTACGTAAAATTATTAGTGGTTTAAAAAAAGCATCAAAGCTACATGCTTCTCAGGCTAAACAACTTGAGGGCATGTTAAAACAAAAGAAGAAATAGATGGCAACTTCAGGTACAACAACATTCAATCTCGATATAGCTGATGTAATTGAAGAAGCCATGGCTATGTTAGGTGGTGAGCAAACTCTAGGGTTTGAACCGTTAGAGGCACGTCGCACACTTAACCTTCTTCTTATCGATTGGATGAACCGTGGTATATTACTTTGGAAACAAAACTTAGCCACATTGGATATAACAAGTGGCACAGCTGAATATACATTACCAACTTCACTTATAGATATAACTGAATTAGTTCACAGAACAGTCAGTGGTTCAACAACCACAGACTTAGCTTTAGAACGTATTACTATGGAAGCTTATCAAAGAATTACAAACAAGACACAAACGGGTAGACCAACACAGTATGCTATCAATAGATTAAGAGATGCAGCTGAATTATATTTATGGCCTACACCTGATACCACAACTTCAAGTGGCACACCTATATTATCATATTTCAGCTTTAACAGAGTTGAAGATATAACAAAGTCCGATCAAGATCCTGATGTTCCTTTTAGATTCTTACCATGTTTAGCTACCGGCTTAGCTTATAAAATGTCTATCAAAAGACCAGGCATTACATCCGAAAGAGCCAGTATGTTAAAACAAATGTACGAAGAAGAATTAACATCAGCAATGTATGCAGATAAAGAAAGAGCTAGTCTTTTGATTAAGCCATCGTTTAGGTTATAATGGCAAAAGGTAAGTATGCATACTTTATCTGCGACCGATCAGGGTTTAGATTTAAATACTCTGAGAGAGTCAAAGAGCCGACGGGGTTGGTTGTTGGAGCTTCGGAAACGGATGGTCGATATAATATATTAGATCACCCGCAGAACAAAACTCCAAGAATTAATGACGATGAAAACTTGAGGGATGCACGTCCGGAAGTCGTACTAGCTACAACTGGCGATGCTGGATGGAGTCCCGATGATTCAACATTTACAAAGAGAGGTAACTAAAAATGGCCATAACACAAGCTGTATGTAATTCCTTTAAGTCAGAAGTTTTACAAGAAGGGCATCAGATTAAAACTGATACCTTAAAGATAGCTTTATTCACAAGTGCGGCTTCTTTGTCTGCGGGTACGGCTGCGTACTCAACGTCTAATGAAGTTGTATCAAGTGGTGGGTATGCTCCTGGGGGTGGTA